CTGTTTCATTTTACTTCTCCTATTTAATGTAAATGAATATCTAATATAACATATAGGTTACAAATTGCAACACTTATTTTAGTTTATTTTAAATAGGTATAGATAGAGCTTGGCAACCCAGACGACAGCAGTATACAAAATGTTCTTCCCTGCTTTTGTGTTTGATGTGTTATATTGTGTTATAAGCATTTCCCGACCCGACCCGAAACATAATCCCGACAACCCCGACCCGACCCGAATAGATCTAAATGTGTGTATGATTTTATTTAGGAGCTTGAACGAATGAGGGGGTAGATGCGATTAATCCCTAACATCTAGCCATATAAATAATCTTTATAATATTAAGTGTATACAAATTGTTGACAAATAGATTAAAAAGAGTATCATTATAAATGTGAGATTGTTAGGTATAGGGATAACTTGGAATGTATTACGCCAAGGGTTCGTTGATAATACACGCTTTTAATAATCTCACATTGGATTAACCATAATAAATACTATAGGAGGTATACAACATGGGAACGAGAAGTAATATCGCATATCAGCGAGCTAACGGGCAAGTCGTAGTAACATATTGTCATTATGACGGCTACCCAGAATATAACGGAGTGTTGTTAAATGAACATTACAACAACCAGAAGAAAGCAGAAGAACTAGCCAATCAAGGTTATCTATCTTCTTTAAAACCTACCATTAAAGAAAGTTTGGAAGGTAGGGCAAATATAGAGCCACCAATAATATATCATTCAGCACACACATTTTATAATGATGTGCAGTTCGACATTGAATGGATCTATCTATTTAAAAACAATCAATGGTATGTAGCAGAACATGAAGTATCTTATGACTCTGATTATAAAACCGTTCATGTTGGAATTACTGAAAATGATTTACAACCTTTATGGTCTGTATTGGCTAAGCTAGAAAAGAAGTCAGCATAATGAGTAGAGAAATATACATGTGTGATAGATGTGGTCATAAAGGGCATCCATTATATTTATCAGATGAAGAAAACGAAATACTTTGTGCAGACTGTGAAGCAGATGATGCACATGAAAAAACTTTAGAGGAGCAAAACTAATGACAAATATAGACCGAAGCAAAATACCAGAACACTTACGCCACTTATCCGAGTGGCGTTTAAAGTGTTTATTTTATTTATTTAGAGCAAGATAGGAGGTGTTAAATGAGTAACCTATTTATATTTGTTTTAATAATCTATGCTCTAGTAATTATATTTAGTAAACCAAGTGATCAAAAATAAATATTACATCAAAATAGTTCCATTTAATGCAGTAGAGCATGACTTACAACGATACCCAAATATTGATGAAGTTGGCTTTACTGTTGGCTATTTAGTTTATCAAAACAACAAACAAATTAAATCAGCATGGTTTAAATCTCGTAAGAGCTTATTCAAAGCTTTAGATAACTTCTTGAACAATTAACATAAATTTGATATATTCGGGCTAAGGCATAGTCTGATTTTATATTTTACTTCTCAATCTCCTCCAATAAGTTAGTTATGCCTTTTTAACTTTCTTCGGATTTGAAACTACAGAATAATGATTTATCTTTCCTTCCTTACACCTTGCTTTAAATAACTTATCTAGCTTGTCGTAAGGCATAGTAATTGGATCTTCTTCTACATACATTACAGCTTTAATCACGTTCTTCTTTGGCATCTTTATCCTCATCAACAATATTTTCTGGTAGATCCAGGTCGTCAACCTTATTTTCTATACTAGCTTCAACAACATTACCCATGAGCTGTTTTAGTCTATTTTCAACTTCTTCCCGACTCATTTGATCAACCTTCCCGAACATTACTTCTTTTCTATCAACAATTAAGCCTCCGACTTTTAACAGAGAGTTCTGGGCAGATATTGCAGCATTAAACGAACCTGACTCAATAGCCTTGTCCCGAATATCATATAAATCTTGCACAGCCCGATCATAGTTAAGTTCATACTTCTTTTTAGCCTGGTTCATAAGATAATTATATTCTTTGCGAATAATAGGCTTGTTCATGAGTTTATTGGCCATTTGACGTGGACTTGTATAGCCAGCTTTGTGTGCACACTCTACTAAAGATAGACGAGGATTATTAACTGCAATCCAAATAAAATTTCTTTGTCTGCGATTAAGTTTCTCGTCAAGGTTGCAATATTCTATGGGAGCTTCTTCTTCTGAAGAAATGATTGGTTCATATTCAAGTTTATTCTTTCTATATCCCATATTTTGCATATTAGAGCAGAGGTAAGTTTTAATAATACCTACCCCCACTTTACCCTAAAGTGTATTGAGAGCATACTTGAAGAGTATAGATCTAGTCAAGTATTTTCTAATTTATTTAACTAAGTTTTGTTATTCTCTTATGACAAAAATGAAAAAAATACAATAATCCTGAAACCCGCATTCTTATCATGTTTTTAGCTGTCATGACAAAATGACAATAATAGACAAAAATCTATTTCTTGGCAGATTTGTCAATATATTGAGCTAAAAGTTCATCAACTAACTTAGCAACCTCCTTATCTTCAAACTCTGTGCTTATTTGTGCGATACAAAAACTTAAGCTTGCCAGGACAATATTCAAACGTTCTTCACCCCGATAAACCATGTTGTCGAACATAGCATCTAGTCTGGAAATAACTTCCTGTAATGTGGGTTTGCCCATTTTGTCTTTGATTTGTACAATTTTTGGCATTCCGCATCATAACACGATAATTCATAAAACTACCACTATCTTATCTGTGATAGCCTGGCTGGTATTACCTTTGTCCAGTTACATTCATCACAACAACTACCTGAATTTACAGGTTCTGCGTTGTTTCCATGCTTCCAGACTACCTCGCCATTACTATTTTTTAATGGTTTTATGTAACCTTTACATATACTACATTTAACCTTATCTAAATGTGTAATACTCATCATATACCATCAAACAAAACTATAAACAAAGCTGGTAATGCAATAGATGCAAAAAAGAACCAAAACATAAACTCAATCACAATGCACACTCTTGTCTATTGTCCTCATCGTAAAAATTTATTATGTCTCCTTGTGGATCATAACAATTCATACCAACATTCTGTCTGTAGTACTTGCTATAAGCATTAACTATTGAATCTGTTTTTTTGTTGTTATAATCGTCTGTAGCTTGTTCATATGATAAACGCATCATAGAATACAAATCATTTGACTTACTCATACTTTACTCCTCATAAATAAAAAATGGTTACTTATGGTTGACATCATACACAAAACGGTGCAATAATACAAACTCATTTATTTGGAGAAGTAAAATGGATAAACCTGAATTAGACGTAACTGCTATTATGGACGAAGTAATTAGTTACACCAATCCCACAAAAGAGGATTACGAAAAACAACAAAAACAAGATAGGCTCAACATTGCTATATGGCAGTGTGGTGTTGCTATTAAAGAACTACAGTCTATTGTAGATGATCTATCTAAAGTAGATGTAGACAAGGAAGCATCATGAATCTACCAGATATGCTAGAAGACATACCACATAAAAAGGTAGGCGATGCGTTTTACTTTCCAAACATGGATAATAACTTTTATCATAATGGGCCAGGCATATCTTCTTCACACATAAGAAGATTTAGTCAAAGTCAATTACATGCTTTGGAAGAAACAATAGAACAAACACCAGCAATGAATTTTGGATCTGCCGCACATTCTTTGGTTGTAGAGGGAGAAGGAACATTTTTTAGTGATGTAGTTACTATAACTGGATCTCCGTATACTAATTCAAACAAAGAACTTAAAAAAGAAAGTTTAGCCAAAGGACTTACCGTTATTAGTGAAAAGGACAAAGATACCATATATAGCATGAAAAACAGCTTAGTAACGGAAGCGAGAGCTTATCTAAATCCAGATAAAGAGTATCCTAGCACTTTTGATTCACCCTACGAGGTGTCTATTTTTTGGTATGAGCAAGATTTATTATGTAAGACCAGGGCTGATGTAGTTTTGAACCCATTTGATAAACCACATGGGGAAAATGCCATAGTGCTTGTAGATTATAAAACAACCAGTGATTGTTCCGTCAGGGGTTTTACCAATTCGGTAAGGCGGTACTCTTATGATCTACAAGCTGCTTGGTATAAGCGTGGTTTTGAAAAAGCTGGTTTTCAGGTGCATGACTTTATGTTTGTAGCACAGGAAAAGAAACCACCTTATGCAAGTAAAGTATTTAAAATGAACCATACCGACATGGAAGTAGGTTGGAACTTCTTAAGTGATTACTTAGAAGAATACAACAAGGTAGTCTGGAGTGGTGGCAAACAAGCAACCATATACAACAGCCCTAATGTTGTTGAGCTAGATACTGGCAACTTTTACAGAGAAGAATTAAATGACTAAATGGCATGGTGGTAAAGGTAGTAAACAAAGACCAACAAACAAAAATAAATGGAGTCTTGGCTGGGATAAGATTTTTAAAAACAAAAAAACCACAGATATAACCAAACTTAAAAACGTATGGGAAGAAAAGTCTACCAAAAAGGAGAAACAAAATGACAGATAACATAAACCCCCCACATTACAAGAAAGGCCCTATTGAGTGTATAGACGCAATAGAATCAGCCTTAACCTTTGAAGAGTTTAAAGGCTATTGCAAAGCAGCAGCGTTCAAATACATTTGGCGTGAAGATCATAAAGATGCAAATATACAAGACATAGACAAAGCAATATGGTATCTAACCAGGTTAAGAAACAAAATGGAGAACAGATAATGGATATGAGTTTTTATGCTGTAGTAGGAGTGTTGCTTTTAACTATATATGGAATTATTCAAAATACAAAATAAATTTATCAAAACAAAAAAAAGGGGCACAAAGCCCCTTAATTTCTTTTACCTATATTAAAAAGGTGGTACAGCTTCTTTGGGTGGATTCATGTCTGAATCAGCCTCTGGTAAATACAATCTGATCTTTGTCTTCTTAGTATTCACGACACCGTTATCACCTTCAAACTGATCATCAATTTGTTCAGTTTTAAGTATTAGTTTTTTACCCACAAAATCACCATGATTCTCTGGATATTTCTTGAAACCAACAGCTTTAGTAAG